GCGACGAACACCGGATACCAATCAGCAGCGACGAACACCGGATACCGATCGGCAGCGACGAACACCGGAAACCAATCAGCAGCGACGAACACCGGATACCAATCGGCAGCGACGAACACCGGATACCAATCGGCAGCGACGAACACCGGATACCAATCGGCAGCGACGAGCACCGGATACCAATCGGCAGCGACGAACACCGGAAACCAATCAGCAGCGACGAACACCGGAGACCAATCAGCAGCGACGAACACCGGAAACCAATCAGCAGCGACGAACACCGGATACCAATCGGCAGCGACGAACACCGGATACCGATCGGCAGCGACGAACACCGGATACCAATCAGCAGCGACGAACACCGGATACCAATCAGCAGCAGAAGTAACCGGAAAAGAATCAATAGCCATAGTAACAGGGAAAGATAGTAAGGCTAAAGGCAGCATTGGTTGTTGGATAGTTCTTACAGAAAGAGGGGAATGGGATGGCAATGTGTATCCGATTAAAGAAGTTAAAGCTGTAAGGGTTGATGATGAAATTATAAAACCTGACACTTACTATAAGTTAATCAATGGTGAAGTTATTCCGTGTGAGTAATCTATTCCCGGTTTGTCTTGATCGGCATTCCGGGAGCAATTTAAACCACTTTAATAATATAAGATATGAATTTAGAAAACTATGAAGTTCTTCCCGTTGAAGCGCAAGACGTACAAATTGTACAAGTTGATGCCGTAGAAAGAGCAAACGTTGATTCACAAGTAGCAACGGCCAAACGTTATCCACGCGACATAAGACGTAGTATAGACAACTCTGTTGTAATGGCTACCATGAATCAAGAAACAGCCCAATCATGTAGTTACGCCCTCCCTCGTGGCGGAAAACCTATCACCGGTCCATCCGTTCATCTAGCAAAGATAATTGTCTCTAATTGGGGTAATATGCGTACAGAAGCAAAAGTTGTGCAAATAACTGACAAGCAGGTCATCAGTCGTGGAACATGTTGGGATCTGGAAACTAATGTCGCTTCTGCATTTGAAGTTAGACGTAGTATCATCGGTAAAAATGGACAGAGATTCTCTGATGACATGATTACAGTTACGGGTAACGCAGCTAACTCGATTGCTTATCGTAATGCCGTATTCGCTGTCATTCCTAAAGCTATAACAGATAGAGTGTATTACGCAGCACAAAAATTTATAACCGGTGATTTATCTGACTCCGACAAACTTTTAAAGGTAAGAACAGGGGTACTGAACAATTTCAAAAACAACTATGGTATAACCGAAGAAGAAGTTGTAAAGATGTGTGGAAAGCAAACGGTAAACCAAATCGGTGCTGACGAAATATCTATGTTGATGGGGACGATTCAAGCACTGAAAGATGGAGATACTACAGTCGATGAATTAATGAAACCGATACGTGAAAGCAAAGAGGCAAAGAAAGATGCGATGAAAAAGGCTATATCTACATCAGTGGACGAAACTACTGGTGAAATCTTTAATCAAACTGAACAATGATAGAACAGGGGTCAAAGGATTGGTTAGTTGCCCGATTGGGAAATTTCACGGGAAGCCGGATAGGTGACCTTATGACAAGCGGAAAGAAAAAAGGGGAGCTGTTTGGAAAGACAGCCCTCTCCTATATCTATGAGGTTGCAGCGGAAAGAAACCTCCTTCCTAAATATATCAAGGATGATTTTCTGTTTGAAATATATCAGGAACAGGTAAGTGTCGGCAATAAATTTATTGATTGGGGACACGATAATGAAGATTTTGCTGCGGAACGGTATCAACTTGCTACCAGATGCGAACTGGAGGAATGCGAAAGCATTACTCACCCTACAATACCTTATTTTTCTGCTTCACCAGACCGAATATCAACCATTTGTAGTACAAGGAAAGTGGTTGAGATTAAATGTCCATTGCCAAAGACGTTTATGGAATACATGGCGGAGGTTAAGGATAACGATACACTTAAATCAGTAAATTCTAAATACTTCTACCAGGTTCAAGCGGAAATGGCTTGTACGGGTTTAGAAAAGGCTGATTTTGTTGTTTTCTGTCCATTCTTGAAGCATAATATTCATATAGTAGAGATAACAAGGGATGAGTCTGTTATCGCTGAATTTGAGAAGCGTATTCTGATGGCTAATGAAATAATTAAAAAAATGGTAGCGTAGTTTATGGAAAAAGAGATTAACGAAATAAACGATTACCTGAATATTACCTGCTCAAATAATCCGGTAGAGATACAAGAGAGAATATCAGTCATAATGGTGTATTTGAACCGGTCCGGTGAAATGCTTGCGGATGCGAAGAAGCTGCTCCGGAAGAAGAAATCTACAGAAATAAGCAATACCATCATCGCCATAGCGAAAGAGCAATGCTTATCGGCAAAGGTACAAAACGCCTTGCTTGACAGCATAGCGGAGGATGAGTCATATTTAGTGGATCGGCTTGACCGGCTTAATGCTGCCTGCACGCATCAATTAGATGCTTTACGCACTTTGTTGAGTTACGAGAAGGAGGCAATGAGATTAAATAAAACTGGATATTAGAAGGTATTATTCCAAATAGCTGTTATTTGGAAGTTTTGAAATAAAATAAAGCCAAATGAGTAAACAGTCAGAAAACAGAGAAAAGCAAGGGTTCCAGAAGAAATGCCCATGCTGTAATAATTGTCTTCACTTTACAAGTGAGATAGTGAAAGAACCTTCTTTTGTTCCTGGAAGTTATTGGGAGCGTGAGAAGAATCTTCGTTGTGGAATTGGTGGTTTTAAGGTTATTAAATCAAATTGGTGTCAACAACATAAGTTTGGTGAAAATAATGCGAAAAACTAAAGTAATCCACGTCTACCTGATCTTTGAAAAGCGGAACTATTATTTCAGTTCGGTAACGGGTATCTTCCGGCATTTATCCGAAGATCAGATAGGCATCAAACAAAGCACATTGTCTCACAATATGGAAAATACTATTGTAACTGGTAGAGCTATAATCCGCAAGAGTGAGCTGTTAAGATAGCTTTGTTAACCTTTTTACCCCAGCCTGCTTGTCTGTGAAGATTGGCGGGCGAACATGGGGCGTAAGCACTGGCTGTGTTCCTTATTATGAATAAGTGCACAATATACGTTGTAAGGGCTTGTTGATTTATGAAGCTTCAATCGGCAGGTTAATCATGATTGCTGGCACTGCCCAATTATGGTTTGGAGGGTTCGATTCCCCTACGCCCCTCATAAATGTGAGCCACACATAAATGGCAAGAGTTAATAAATAATGGCTGTGCCCCGGAGAATATGCTTCGGGGCTTTTAATTGGAAAGCATGGAATATAAGACAATAATTAAAGGGAACGCTCCTTCTAAGGCTAATTGTTACAAGATAGTATCAATCAACGGGCACGGATGCCTAGCCAAAACTTCTGCATTGAAAAAGTATGAGGAATCCTTTATTTGGCAGGCAGGGAAGTTGAGGGATTTGAATATTAACGAACCGTTTGAGTTCTACATTGATGTGTACTACCCAAGTAGACGCAGTGATCTTGATAATGTATTAAAACTACAACTGGATGTACTCCAGCGAATCAAATGTATTAAGAACGATAACAATTGTTGCCTTATTCATGCACGCAAGTTTGTAGACAAGGAAAATCCACGTGTGGAGATAATGATTAAAACTTTGGATTAAAAAATAAAATTTACATTTTGATATTATGAAACAAATACACCCGGTAATGGCAGATAATTTTAAGAAAATAAACTGTCCATTTTATTATTTTGGAGAATGCACCGAAAGAGCGAAGAGGTGCGACCCTCGATTATGCCCCCCCCAAAAAAAACGCATTAAAAATAAAAGAAGATAATCATGAAAAAGAAATCCGACAAGCATATTATCCGCCCTGACACCTGTGCAAAATGCAACAACGGGCGAATAATTCCAACCGAGAAAGGCAATCCACGAGTAGTTTATTGTAGTTTCTTTAACCGTCGGTTTGTTGCCGACAGCAAAAGAAACTGTATTCATGCGTATTAATATGAAATCAATAAAAGAAGTAATCAAGGAGATAGAACACATTCCGAAATGTCCGAGAAGTGGGGATATTAACCTTTATTATATCATAAACTTAATAAGAGAAGATATGAAATAATGTCGAATGTAAAAACTGGATTTCTTTATTATAATTCCGATACTGACCGGTTCAAAGATATACGGATTAAAAGACTGAAAAAAGATTTAGGTTGTGACGGATTTGCCGTGTATGAATACTTATTGAACGAAATCTACCGAGTACAAGGCTGTTTCCTTGCGTGGGACGAAAGTACTGCCTTTGACGTAGCCGAATACTGGGGATTGAAAGAAAGTAAGGTGAATGAAATAGTACGTTACTGTTGTGCTGTGGGGCTTTTTGATAAAGCACTGCTCTCTAATGGGAATATACTGACTTCACCATCTATTCAATCAAGATACGTAGAGATGTGTATTCGTGCAAAACGCAAGGAAATCAAAATTCCGGAAGAATACAACATAATTCCGGAAGAATGTAGAATTATTCTGGAAGAATACCTAAAAAAACAGGAAGTTTGCCGCAATAGTATTAAAGTATATATAAAGAAACCTCCTAAAGGAGGTAAAGAAATTGATTTGAATCCAATCATTTTAGATAAGCCTATACAGGAATGCTATGAAGAATTATCTTCTAATAGCTCCTGGATAGAAAGTGTTGTGATGAACAAAAGGGCTTCCGGACATTTGGAACTGAATTTGGAAAGCTTTCAGGAATATCTTAAACTATTTTTTGATAAACTCCAAAATGAAGGCGAAACACATAAAAGCCCTAAAGACGGAATGGCTCATTTTTCCAGATGGCTGGATATTGAGTTGAACAAGCCAAAGCCTGATATGTACAAGATGGAAAACGAAGAATTATTAGCTTCTTTATCCGACAGGAATGGAAGCTATTATAAGTTTCTTACCTACATTCAGAATTATGCACCGTATTGTTTTTCCAATATGCGAATGCCTTCTGAAAAAGAAGCGTTAATCATACGGGACAAATATGGGGATGTAGCTTTTAAAAAAGCGCTTCGTACTCTTGAAGGAAGGGTTGATATTCGTTCTAAGTGGGATGTTTTCTATTATGCTATTTTGAAACAATTTGAATACATGAACAATGGAAATTAACGTGCAATTACGTGATGAGGATGCCGAAAAGCTAGTCCTTGGCACTATAATGATAAACCGTGATGCTTTTGAAGAAGTGAGGGAGATGTTGAGCAAAGAATGCTTCTATAACTCCTTTCATCAGGAAATTTATAAGGCAATTATTCAGGTCGCATCTTCTGGTGACAGACCGGATATGATTACGGTAAAGAATAAGCTGGTTGCTAACGGTATTAAATTTGAGCCATATCTGTTTGTAAGCATAGCTTCTAACCAAACGTTTGATTTGGGACAGTATGCCGCTCGTCTCCATGACCTTGCCATCAGACGGAAATTTTATGAGATTGGGCAATATCTTGTTTCAAACTCATATACTGAATCAGAGGATATATTGGATGTAACCAATACTGTTTCTGACCAACTATCTTCTCTTTTCAAATCAAGCAGCAGCGTAATATCAACTATAAACGAAGGGCTTGAGAGTGTATATCACATGATAAACGAGAATTTGAATGGCGGAAAGCCTTTGACCGGCACTCCTACCGGATTTGAGAAGATAGACAACAAATCGGGAGGACTTCAAAAATCGGACTTGATAATCATTGCCGGTGAGACTAGCCAGGGGAAAACGAGCCTAGCGGTATCTATCATGCGAAATGCGGCATCTTTAGGCGCCAAGGTAGCCATGTATTCGATGGAGATGAAAAAAGAGCAAATAACGGCTCGTATTCTTTCCATGGAAAGCGGAGTGCCAGCAAATGAGATCATGTATTCCCGTTTGACAGAATCCCAGTTGCAATCTGTAGACAAGGGAATCGGGAAAATATCAGGAAAGGGTATTTATTTCGATGATCGTAGCACCTCCAATATTGACACTATTCTTTCATCTATCCGGTATATGAAACTTAAATTCGGAATAGATGGCGCTATTGTTGACTACCTGCAGATTCTTAACGTAAACATGAAGGGAGCCAACAAGGAGCAACAAATGGGAGATGTGGCAAGGCGATTGAAGAATCTTGCTAAGGAGTTAGACATTTGGATTATTGCTTTATCTCAATTAAACAGGGACAATATGAATCCGGTTCCGTCTTTAGCAAGATTACGGGATAGCGGTCAGATAGCAGAAGCTGCAGATGTGGTCATGTTGGTTTACCGTCCGGAAGTGAAAGGTAAGTCATATCCGGGAGATTTTTCCCACGTAGATACAAGAGGTACGGCAATGATAGATATTGCGAAAGGTCGAAATATTGGTTTGCTGAAATTTATTTGCGGCTTCAATGCTTGTACTACATGTTTTTATGAGTTGGATAATATCCCCATTTCAAGTGGAATGGTAAGCGATGAAGAAGATTCTCCAGCTTTTTAACGTCATCGAATTAAAAGGATCTTCACGAAGATGATACTTCAAGGTTATCCGGTAATCTGTAACGGTATTCATTATGACGGAAGGCATCTGAAGCCTATGTGCAAACGATGCTCGTTGTACGCTAAAGTAAAGCAGCCATTTCGTAAGTCATGGCGCATAAGTGGAATTGAAAAATGTATAATAAATCATGTTAGTAGGAACAACAAATCTTAATACTACCCTCAACTTAACCTATGTGTTGACAGATGTTGTAGAAACCCTTCTCTATGATTTGAGAAGTGAAATGGGGAAGCAAGGCTATGAATTACGCCACGATGCGAAACGTAACTTCAACACAGCTATAGCTTCTATTCGTAAATTGAAACAGGACGTTGACAAAACCCAGTTCTCCACACAGGAGAATTTTGGAAACGACTCCGATTGTCTTCTTGCGTTTATCAGATTGTTGGTAGACCGGTGCGGAGACGATGATAAGAAGATGTTCGAGTTTTATAATTACATCAAGCGATTCCCTTCACAGCTTGGGTTGGAGCTGGCTGATGAGAAGAGTGTGTTTGCGCATATATTTGATAATTGATATTCATAACAAAAATAGATATGAATAATATATTTACTATTTGCTATTCAGAAGAAGAGGCTAACGAAATTGGACATTTCATAATGCGAAAAGGCTATGAAGGTGTTCAAAATGATAGTTACAGATATTGTCGTGAAGCGATTCGGTGGGCTTTCAAACAAGCTAAAAGACATCATTCGTGTTTCATATATGTTGGCGTTAGAGGTTGTCAAATGATTGTATCCAAGAACAAAAGGGGGCTTCGCAGGAACAGACTAAAATACATTGAGAAGAAACGAATGTTTTACAACTTATTGAGTAGATATTAAGTAAACAACGAATAGAAAGGAATCAAATGATAATAGCATGGTTTTCTTGCGGTGTAACATCCGCAGTAGCTTGTAAGATAGCGTTGAGCTTGTACGATGATGTGCAAGTTTACTACATAGAGACTGGCTCCGGACATCTTGATAACGCCCGATTTCTTGCGGATTGTGAAAGATGGTACGGTCAGCCAATACACACTATCCGAAGCGACAAATATACTTGTGTTGCTGATGTTTTACGGAAAGGTTTTATCAATGGTGCGCATGGTGCTGCTTGTACTCTTGAGCTGAAAAAGAAAGTCCGTTACAAGTTGGAAAAGAAACTTGGTTCTTGGGACGGTCAAGTTTGGGGATTCGATTACGACCCTAAAGAGATAAACCGAGCCATCCGCTTTAAACAGCAATATCCTAATACAAAGCCGTTGTTCCCACTTATCGAGCGACAGATAACCAAAAAGGATGCGATGGGAATGCTTTGGAAAGCTGGTATTGAAATTCCGGCCATGTACAAGATGGGTTACAATAACAACAACTGTATCGGTTGCGTGAAAGGGGGAATGGGATACTGGAATAAAATCCGGAAGGACTTCCCGGAAGTATTTGCTCAAATGGCGCAGATTGAGCGTGAAGTTGGAGCTACCTGTTTGAAAGATAAAGACGGGCGCATCTTCTTGGATGAACTACCAACGTGGCGGGGAGACCCAGTAGAAGAGATTATACCGGATTGCTCGCTTATCTGCCAGATAGAGTTTCAAGAGATAATCGACAGACAGGTAGAGCGAGTTTTGAAAGGAGAAATTAGTATTAACGATGTAGCCTAATTAGGCTCAAAACGAAATAGAAATGAATACAACCTTTGAAAAGTCAGCTAATACCACTGACGAATGGTACACGCCAAAGGAAATTATAGACGCATTGGGAAAGTTCGATTTGAATCCATGTGCTCCGGTTAACCCACTTTGGCAAACAGCAGAAATCATGTACAACAAGAATCAGGATGGCTTAACTAAAAAATGGATAGGCCGGGTTTGGCTAAATCCTCCTTATTCCCGTCCGCTTATAGAACAGTTTGTTAAGCGTTTGGCAGAGCATGGAAACGGAATTGCATTACTTTTCAACCGTTGCGATTCAAAGATGTTTCAAGATGTAATATTCGAGAAGGTAACAGCGATGAAGTTTCTACGTAACCGGATTCGTTTCTTTCGTCCAGATGGTACTCGCGGAGATTCTCCCGGTTGTGGTAGTATCCTAATCGCTTTCGGTGAAGAGAATGCAGAGATATTAAGAACCTGTGATATCGCAGGTAAGTATGTTAGAATCAATTAGAGTAAAACAAATTAGAAATGAATATACTTGATTTACCATTAAAAGCCATTTGGTACAATATGATAGAATCTGGCGAGAAAAAGGAGGAATATCGGGAACATAACAGTTATTGGACCAAAAGATTTTATGATTGCTACGATAAAAACACGGATTGCAAAATTTATATTCCCGAAAAGTGCAAGTATTGTTGCAAACCGCCCCTTAAACATTATGATGCCGTCCGTTTTCGTTACGGATATACAAAACGAACTATGTTATTTAAATTGAATAGTATCTCTATTGGCAAAGGTCATTCGGAATGGGGTGCACCGGATAATGAAGTTTTTATTTTAAAATTAGGGAATCGGATTAATTAATAACAGAACAGATATGAGTAAATATCAAACAGAAGCCGGGATAGAATGTACTCCCGAAGAATGTAAGTTGATTGACTCTTTGAAACGACTTGCAAAAAAGTGGGAAAAGGATGGTAAGCGTCTTTGGCTGTATTCAGCCAGTGGTTCGCTTCATGTAATGATGCATGGAGATACAGACTATAATCCTACACCGGATTTTACGCAATATGGAGGCAGCAATATTGAAAATAGTGTAACTACTATTGATGGTATATTAAATGATGGTGGAGATTGGTAATTAACTAATAACAAAGATAGAAATGAGTGAATTATATATACCCATAGAACGCCCTACAAGGAATTTGGTAAATGGCAGGTTCCTGAAAGGTCACACCCCTCATAACAAGGGGAAGAAGTTGAAATTCCATTCAAGATGGAGTAAACGTAGATGCTTAAAGAATTTGGAAAAAGGACGTGGAGCATGGCACAAGACGGGTGCTGGCATGAATCGGAAAAGTGTAGTAGCTATAAAAAATGGTCAACTGTGTGGTATCTTCCCTTCTATTCAAGATGCAGGCAAGGCAACAGGGGTCAGCCCGTCCTTGATTAGTTATATCTGCCATAAGAAACCCGGCAAACACAAAGCTTGTGGTTTTGAGTGGTTCTTTGAGAATGATAATACTTGGTGTGATTTGATATTAAATGGAAATGGATGATAAACGAAAACAAATATTGGTAGATTACATATCATACCTGTATACAACAGGAAAGAACTATGATTCCATTGGCAAGTATATCAAGTATGTAACGGATTTTCTTGAGAGCGCCGAAGAAATCAATCGCCGCGGTTATTTGAAATATAAACATAAAAATGCGGATGCTATGGTGCGCCATTCGTTTATGTGTGCGGCTGTTTGTGATTTATTGTCTTATCTTAAAATCGGATATGGCCAACGGGAAAAGGCTGTAAAACCTTTGGAGAAACTTGAGGTTATTTCAGAAAAAAATAAGAAACTGCTCCATGATTTCATAATATGGTTGACTGATAACAATGATTATTCATCACATACAGTTGATATCTATCACACCTCTCTTAAGCAATACTTCGAATACGCCAATGAACTGAATATGGAGAATTGCAAGCGATTTTTAAAAAGCCTTGAAGAGGCGAAGCTCTCTCCTGCCACCATTCGATTACGTATTACAGCCATTGAGAAGTTCTCTAAATGGATGAAAAAGCCGATAGAATTGAAGAGGCCTAAAATGAAACGTAAGTTAGATATTTCTAATGTTCCTACCGAAGATGAATATAATCGGTTACTGGAGTATCTTAAAACAAAACTCAACAAGGATTACTATTTCTTCATTAAGGTATTGGGTACTACAGGGGCCCGGCTCTCGGAGTTTCAGCAATTCACGTGGGAGGATATAGCGACCGGTGAAGTTGTTCTGAAAGGGAAAGGGAACAAGTATCGACGTTTCTTTTTCCAGAAGCAATTGCAGAGGGAGGTGAAGGACTATATAAAGGAGACAGGCAAATCCGGTACTCTTGCTGTCGGGAGATTCGGACCGTTGACTCAAAGAGGTTTTTCTCAGCACCTGAAAGCATGGGGTAAACATTGTGGTATCGATTCGAAAAAAATGCACGCTCACGCCTTCCGGCACTTCTTTGCTAAAATGTTCCTGAAGAAAACCAAAGATGTAATTCAATTAGCAGACCTTCTCGGTCATGGTAGTGTAGATACGACAAGAATTTATTTACAGAAAAGTTATGATGAACAACAAAGAGACTTTAATAAAAACGTTACGTGGTAGTGTAGCTCAGCTCAATGAATTGTCGAATATGACTGAAGGTATAGATGTTTATGACGCTGCCGGATATGTTGATACTGAATTTCTCATGGAAGCACTATCTTGCGTCAATGCCTTCATGGATGCGAGCAATATGGTTGTAGAAAAAATATCTTCACTGTTAGCGCCGGATGCTCCGGCCGACGAAAAGAAAAAGCAGGCTGATGAAGGTAAGAAATGGAATGTGGAAGAAATATTGAAGCATTGTACTCTTGAGGATAGTGTTCTTAAACTTCCGAAAGTACAATTCAATAAGAAATCCTATGCTGAAGCAAAGAAATGGATAGAAGAAGCTGGCGGCTCATGGCAGGGAGGTAAGATACAGGGATTTACATTCCCTTTTAATCCGGAACGTGTGTTCTCCATCTTGAAAGAAGGTAAGCGATGCGATTTACAAAAAGATTTTCAATTCTTTGAAACGCCTGCTGATGTTGCCGACTGGCTGGTTATGCTTGCCGGAGGGATATATGAGGATGATACAGTATTAGAGCCGAGTGCCGGACGTGGCGCTCTGATAAAAGCGATTCATAGGTCGTGCCCGTCAGTAACAGTTGAATGCTATGAACTGATGCCGGAAAACAGAGAGTTTCTTCATGCACTTGATAACGTAATATTGCTTGATGAAGATTTTACGAAAGATAGTGTAGGACATTACACTAAAATTATTGCTAATCCTCCGTTTTCCGGTAATCAGGATATTGACCACGTAAGGCTTATGTATGAACGCTTGGAAGAAGGTGGAACTCTTGCTGCTATTACCAGCCAGCATTGGAAATTCGCATCTGAAAAGAAATGTGTTGAGTTCCGGAAATGGTTGGAAGAGGTTCATGGAGAAGTTTTTGAAATCGGAGCAGGTGAATTCAAGGAAAGTGGAACGACTGTTAGCACTATGGCAGTTGTAATAAAAAAGTGATTCAAATCAGAACAGTAATGAACATCGGAATATTAGCAGTTGACAGCAATTACCCTAATCTCGCATTGATGAAGATAAGTGCATGGCACAAGGCAAGAGGCGACAATGTAGAATGGTATAATCCCCTTTGTTCTTATGATAAGGTTTACATGGCAAAAGTCTTCAGTTTTACACCGGATTACGGCTACTATATCAATGCTGATCAAGTCGAGAAAGGCGGTACAGGATATGACATAAGCAAAGTTCTTCTACCGGAAATTGATAGAATGATCCCTGATTACGATCTGTATAATGTTGATAAGAATTTGGCTTATGGCTTTCTCACCCGCGGATGTCCAAACCACTGTAAGTGGTGTGTGGTACCGAAGAAAGAAGGAAACATCGCTACTTACATGGATATTGAAGAAATAGCCGTTAATGGGAGAAAAAACATCATACTCATGGATAACAACATACTTGCATCCGACTACGGTTTGCAGCAGATTGAAAAAATAATCTCCATGGGCGTGCGGGTTGACTTTAATCAGGGATTAGATGCCCGGCTGGTAACGGATGATATTGCCAAGTTGCTTGCAAAGGTAAAGTGGATGAAGCGTATAAGGTTTGGTTGCGATACACCTGGACAGATTGCCGAGTGTGAGCGTGCTACAGCATTAATTGATAAGTACGGCTATAAAGGTGAATACTTCTTTTACTGCATCCTACTTCATGACTTTAAAGAATCATTCGAGCGCGTCAATCATTGGCGAAATAGAGGGAGTAGATTCTTGCCTTATGCACAACCATATAGAGACTTAATCAATCCACATCAAATCATTCCACAATGGCAAAAGGATTTAGCCGGATGGGCTGACAAGAAGTGGATTTTTAGAAGTTGTGAATTTAAAGACTTTACCCCGCGAAAGGGATTTGTCTGTAGTGAATATTTTGATAACAATTAGATTAAAACAGTATGGAATATAAACACTATATAATAACAATTAAAGAGGTTGGATTGGAAAAGCCAATTGAAACTGAATATCATGGAATTATCGACTATGAAGAGCTTATTGCTTACTATGGATTGAATAATTCTGATGTAGAATGGTATGATATAGATGAAATTGTCGAATGAATCAAAACTAAACAGAAATGAAAGCAATAACAATAAAACAACCGTGGGCCTCTTTGATAGTCCACGGTTTTAAAAACATCGAGAACCGTACTTGGGCGTGTCCAGAGAAATACATAGGGCATAGAGTGTTAATCCATGCAAGTGGAAAACCTGTAGAAATGAGAAATCCCAATAGTGTATTTACAAAAACTCAATGGGATAGTCTGCCTGTTGAGTTTCAACGAAAAATAATATGTGCAGAGGACATTGTCAATTCTGCTATCATTGGAAGTGTGGAAATAATTGGATGCTCAATCAATCATCCTTCTAAATGGGCAGAGAAAACAGATGCTAGTAAAGGCTATTATGAAAATCCTATTTATAACTGGATATTAGCTAATCCCATATTATTTCCAGAACCAATACCGGCTAAAGGTAAACTATCTTTTTGGGAATACGATAAAATTCAGGAACCCGTGTCAGATGGCGACCACAATGTTTGCATGTGTCGTATATGTGTTGATGAAAAAGTTCAGGTGATGAGTATGGGAAAATATTTCGTATGTAAATATTGTGGTGGACGTTGGTACAAGTAAATTCAAATCAGAACAGAAAGGAGGCAAATATATGGGTGTATCTTGTGTACAAGACATCTACAGATGCGATACTTGTAAATCTGCATCGGACGAATACGGAAGGGGTTGTAAGCACGGGTTATTATTCCCGTTATTTCTCGTTATGACAAACAGCCGTAAATGTGAAAACTATGAGTTTGACCCGGAAAAGGCCAAACTCCATTTACAGAGAAAAGAGAAAAAGATAAATTTATAATAAAAGTGGTTGTTCGAAATTTTTAAATAGCCTATCAACAAAGAATAAAGGAGGCAAACTATGATTGGAGTAGAAATATATGCATACCGCATGAATTTCTCATGCAAAGAGAACAAATACAAGAACCCGTATTTAAAATCTATCAAGCTGAAACTTGTAGATTTGTTCAGACCTTATTATCGGCACTTTAGTAAGTTTGACGATGACCTTTATATCGGTATTTGTCAATACTTCATGCGTAAAGGCTTACCCCATGATTCTTTTTGGGGTGGTTCTAAACTCCGTATTACAAGCGGACTAAAAGAGGCAGATAAATACTTGTCCGATGCCTTATTCTCCTGCAATTATTTTCTCGCTGAAAGCCTGTATATAAACAACGATCATTTCAAGCTAATGGAGTGGCGAAAACAATTTGACATCTTTCAAGAGATGAAGATAGACGGGCTAAAGTTTTATCGCAATAGGACAGCTATCCCATTAGATAATTTTGAATCTTTCGACGACATAAAACGGTTAATATTTAACGGGAGAGGAAGATACGGAGAGCAGCATGATATGCTTGAATTCCCGTATAATGAATGCCATAAGACAGCAAAATACATTATAGGACGTGATGTACTTGTTTATCCCAATTATTTCTATTACCACATATCCTACGGGATGCAAGATGATTTCGAAAACTTCAAACAAGGGAAAGGACATAGTTCTTGGGATATTTATATCAGAAGTGAGGATAACGAGAACTACATAGATTTTTGTTTGCGCATCTTCAACCGCTATGATGCAATATTGAAATTCGATACAGAGGTTATAGAGCAAACATCACAATACAGCAGTTATTACAAGATAATCAATTAGAGTAAAACGATATAGAAAGGAGTTTATCATGGGATTTACAACACCGTGCTTTATACACAAAAATACACCGGAGCTTCGGAAGAAGCTAGAAGAATTAAGATACAACCATCCTACTGATGTAATTGAAGATGAAAGGTTTTGTATTGCTACATCACCAGCTAACTGCAATTATCATATTATTATTAAAGGGGCTTTTGATGATACAAATCCTCATTACACATGGAATTGTGCTGGAAGAATTGATTGCGGAACCAACGAAGAACTTTTCTTGGCTATTGCTACATTGAGAGACGATACTGACGATTCACAATGGTTTGTATATCCTCCTGAAAATATTTGGTTTATATGCGATGACGATGACATCAATTATGCACGAG